CGTGCCACCGTCGTTGGTTACGATACCATCGCTACCCGCTACGGCTGTCGTACCTGCAGATGTGCCACCATCCATCAAGTTGAGTTCTGCGGCAGTGGCAGTCACGTCCGTACCGCCGATGTCGAGAGTTGTCATCGATACTTCGCCAGCAACAGTCAGGACGCCCGATGCGAGGGTCATCAGGTCTGTGTCGTCAGTGTGCCCGATGGTTGTGCCATTGATGTTGACGTTGTCGATGACGGCCTGCGTGATTGCGCTGTTCGTGCCGAGTGTTGCACCGTCAATAGAGCCGCCGTCGATGTTGGCTGTATCCGCAGCCAAGCTGTCGATGTTGGCAGTGCCGTTTATGTGTAGGTCTTTGAACTGCTTGCTTGACGAGCCAAGATCGATATCGTTGTCGGTTGTCGGTTCGATCACGCCGTCCTTAACAACAAACTGTTCGACTGACGAGCTAGACACGTCAACCGAAAACTCAATCTGGTTGTTGGGATTGTCAATGACGACTTTGTTCAGCGGCGTAGTTTCGCCCGGATCACCAATAAGTCCGATGACCGGACCCTCTGCTGCCGTGCCGTCGTGCTTGTGACCACTTGAATTGTTGAACGCAGCAAGAACCTGATCGAATTCGTTGTTACTGTGTGCGGCGGTGATAGTATCGCCGTCAGAGTAAGACGACTGTCTAGTGTAACCTGCCATGTGTTATCTCCTCCCTCCCGGAGTAAATTCTAATTGATAGCCCTTGACTGATATGGGGGCTGCACCCTGTGTGTCGTCTAAGCGTACGGCCACTGTGAATCCGCCACCCTCAACACTCTGTCGTACGAGCGGTGTGCCTGATGATCCGTACACTGCGGTGCCGTATGTTGATGCGGCCAAACCGTAGAGTGCGATTGCCGATCCGGTAGTCAGATCGTATTCTGCTGGCTGGGGTACATCCGCTGAACTAAAATCGTAACGAATGCGAAATTTGGAATTGACTGCGCCGTCGTTGTCATAGTTCCAGATGATGCGCTGCATCAACTTGCGGATACCAGCATCTCCCATCGTGTAGTCAGGGGAGCGATATATTGCGCCTATGTTAGTGCCGTCAAAAGTATTGCCTGACTCTTGCTTGTGGATGTAGCCGTCGTATCCACCATGCAAAATTGTTTCAACTCCACTGATAAATCCAGACGCGCAACAAGCAGGTTTGATGCCCTTGAGGTCAGCGTACTCCCAACCTATGCCGCCTTCTGTGCCAGCCTTGATAACTCCGATTATACCAAGAGCCGACGATGCTGCTTGTGCGTCCGTAGGAAAAAACAAACGGTATTGCGTCTTTCCTCGTATAACTAGAGAGGACATTCTTTCCGTGGACACATTTTCTAGACGAGGCTGTATCTGTTTTGACACGGTGCCAAGTTCAACGTCTCCGATTCTCTCCGTACCTGCAATCGTACGCAGTCCGTCAGGTGCGAGGTAGACAATGTCACCTGATATCTCTTGGATGCTAAAGCCGTCTACACAACCGATTTTACGTGTGACCGGCACGACTGCAAAGTCAGACAAGCTAGAACCCGTGATCTTGAAGATCGAATCTTCGCAAAAAACAAAAAGACTTTCACGGAAGACCTTGATGCCCTTGATGATGCCGTCAACCTTGATTGACCCTGCGCCGCTACCGCCCGTGAAATCATCTTCGTCAAACGGCACACTGAAGATAAGTTCCTGTGGACTTGCTGACATGCCTGCGTAGAACACGTGACTTCGGAACACCTCTACAAATTTAGGGTCTGCCGGTCTGCCGCTGGCACTTACGTCCGTAATACTGCTGTTGTCAAAGACGGATGCAAGGTTCGCACCGTCTACAAAAACAACTTTATCCGTGCCGTTGAAGTTGAAGTTGACGAAGTTGTATCGTCCGGCACTTGTACGGCCTGAATCTATCTCTGTCCACGATCCGGTTGCGCCACCCTTGAATACTTTCGTGCCTCGTGCAGCAATGACCTGATCTTTGTAGATGTGTACGCCAAGAACCTTTTCAGTGGACGCGCTGGTCTGTGGTACGATGTTCGAGTTGAACTTGGCGAACCCGTTGATGCGGCGATATCCGCCGTTGATGTCAGGTTCAAAGTTTTGCAACTGTGTAGCTGCACCGGGGGGTAGGGTAAAGGCATCCTTATCAAGCACCAAACCGCCGCCTAACCTCACAACAAACGGACTAAGTAGTGAAGTATCTGGCATTAGACGGCCCTCATGTAGTCCTTACGGTTGATTAGTTCTACACGCAAGCGAAGCAGTCCTTCCTTGTAGTCTCGATCAGCAAGCTGCGCGAATTGAATATCAGAACGAAGCATGTGGGTGTAGTAACGAGCGCGGTTGACTATCACGTCGTGAAAGCGTTCAGGTATAACAGATACGTCAGTGTTGTTGACCAAATCTGATGTAGTTTGATAGTAGTAATACCTGACTGTGTATGTTGATACATCAGGCACCGGAGACAGTCCAATTTTTTGATCTGGCGTCTTGTAAACAAACTCTGGCAACGCACGAGACCCTGTGTCGGGATTGGTGTCTGCCTCGTTGCGCCGCTCCAGATACTCGTTGAATGACAGGTACTTCAGTTGTTTTTCCGCCGTGGATGCGGACTCTTGTACAGTAAAACTATCATAGTCGACAGTCTTTGCATCTGACTCTCGGGAATACTCTCCTGTTCCCGCAGTAGTCGTAAAAGACTGACTAACAACAGTAAACGGCCACTCAACTTCGGAGTTAATAATGTCTCGCTGTGACTTGTTGATGAAGTCTTTGACTGACGTTTGGATACCGCGTGTCGAAGAAACTGTGGTAATTTCCACTTCATTGATCTCTCGTAACACAGCATTGATAAGTTCTAGGAATGTCATCTATCGTACCTTGCGATATGCGCGGGTCTTCTTTGCTATTTTCTTAGGCTGCTTCGCCACCTGTTTACCGGCGCGAGTAGCTTTCCTCTTGGCTCTTGTGGTGGCCGCATACTCCTTCGACGAGAGCGCCTTGATAGCTGCAGACGGTAGATATCGCTCCCCGGTTGCCTTTGGACCCTGCGTGGACGGTTTGCCACTCTTCGTGCGCCACTTCTGCTTAGTCCAACTCTTCAAAGAGCGTTGGCTCTTTTTCAGTGCCATCTTCTATCTCCATTGTCAAAGTAGCGAGTGCAGCTAGTTTGTCTTGCGCGTCACCCCATTTCGTAAGCGCCGCGTCCATCTCCTCCAGCAGACCCGGATGTTCACCAATACCCACCGGCTTGTCCAGATAAATTTGGAATACAAACTCTGCATCTGCCATCTCCGCCTGATATTTATGCTGTAATGCCTGTATTGCTAAGTTACGCATTGTCCCTCACTATAACTTGCCCTGATGGTGCATCAGTAAAAAGATAAATCCTACGAGTGTTGCCAAGAGTGCTGCCGATATTACTATGACCAGAGTCCAATCCATTATTTTTCTACGACGCTTGGCTGCTGCTACTTCTGCTTCTCTGCGTGCTGTCCGTGCCTTTGCTTGGAAGCGTTGCCAGTCACCCCACAGTCCGGGCCGTCCAGCATATATCATAATTTGTTTTAGTTGTTCTTCTTGTTCCCGTATCTGTTCCAGAGCCATGAATTCTTCTAGGTCTGATCCGTTGCCCTTCTTACTTGCCTTGCGCTGCAGGTCTTCCTTTGCACCCACAAAGTTAGCAATCGCGCTCCCTGCAGCGGCTATGTCCTTGCCATTCTGGACAGCCGTCTTGATCACGGCAAAGGCAGCGTTGGCAGCAGCAAGTTCGGCAAGCATCAGTAGACTCGTACACTTTCATCAACTAACTTAGGTAGGCAATATGCCGTCACCTTTTTCCCTTGTTTGTGAAGCTTTTGTGCGTACCACACGCACTCGTTTAAATCGCGGAAGTACATGTCACTACTGACTTGACGTTTGTCCTCTCCTGTGCCAAGAAAGACAAACAGGAGAAAGACATGCTTCATTAGTCTTTGTAACCGCCCCC